AAGTTGTAAACGATCCAATAGAACTTGGTATATTATTGGACTAAAGACAAAAAGATGGTTTAAATTTAAGCCAACAGATAAAATAGAAACATTACAGAGAGATCCATGCTTAAGACAGTAAAACTATATGGAGATCTAGCAGATTTTGTAGGATGGAAAGAACAGAAGGCAGAGGTAAGAAATACAAGAGAAGTTATGAAGTTTCTATTGTGTAATCATCCAGAATTAGAAACATATATGATAGATAAATTTTACAAGGTAGATATTGGTGGATATAAGGTAACAGAAGAAAATATGTTTGACCCGATAGCAGAGGAAATAAAAATCATACCAGTAGTTGAGGGTAAAATATTCGGTATTATTGCTGGTATTGGTCTTTTGTTTGGGGGTGGAGCATTGAAAGCGGCAGGTTTCAAGATTTTTGCTTCAATAGCTACTAATCTTGGTATTGGTTTAATCCTTAATGATGTCACTAATTATCTAACACCAAAACCAAAACCGATGTCATCTTTAGAACCAGAAGATCCTACTGTTAACTTTGCCTTTAGTGGAGTCACAAATGTTAGTCGTGCTGGTGTTGCATTACCTCTTGTCTATGGAAAAATTTTTGTTGGAAGTATAAACGTATCAAATGGAATTGATACAGATCAGATTGAGGTTTCTGTATAATGACTGAATTTATTAATTTTGCTGAGGAATTTGGAGATTTTAACCCAAGCAATCAGGGTATTTACAATAACAGTAACTTTAAATCTCATTATTTTGGAGATATAACAGATAAACAATTAGATGATTATTTATTATCACAAGGTACTGCTGGTTTAGGTAATGATGTTGTTTTTGATGCTGCTGGAAAGCTAGTTGAAATAGATGGTGTAAAAGTTGAAACTGGTGCATATAGCCAGTCAGGAACAACTGCAACAATAGTTCAAGTTGGTGATCAACCTATTGGTGTGGGAGAAACTTTAAATTTAATTTTTAATGTTGGATCATTTCTTGAGGCAAGAGAAATTTTAACAGTTGCCTCTGTAATTTCAGATACCTCTTTTACAGTAATACGTCCAAATTCACAAACAGTATCAAGCGAAGTAGTAAGTTTTTATAAAGAAAATGTTGGTTTGTCTAGCACTTATACTCAAACAGCAAATGTTGTTACTGTTAATCACAATGGTACTGAAACATTAGCTGTCGGTGATGTTGTTGATCTGAATGTCACATCTGGTTCTGCTACAACACAAAACGCAACAGTTACGTCTGTTATTTCATCAACACAATTTCAAGTTGTTAGCAATACCGCAGTAACTACTTCAGGTAATGTTTCTTTTAGAAAACAAAACAGTCAAAATTTAGTTGAAGGAAGTGTAGATGGAATAAATGGTTTTAATCAAACATTGTCTAGTAAACAGTCAAATAATCTTATAGATGTTTTAACTGAAGGAGAAATAGCTGGTTTTCATACACCATTAGAAGCTAATCTTACGCAAGGAACTGATAAATATAATATTGCAGCATTAAAAGATGTTTTTCTTAACGGAACACAAGTACTAAAACAATCTGCAGATATAAATAATCTTCAAGAAGGTGATTTTAATTTTGCAAGGCAAGATGTTAGTTTTGAACCTAGATTTGGTAAATCTAACCAAACATCGTTAACTACTATTAATCAAATAGAATCTGAAACTGCTGTAGGTGTTGAAGTGACAAAAGCAACTCCAGTTTCGAGATCTATTTCAGATCAAATAGATAAATTAAGAATTACTATTGCATTTCCTTCTCTACAGCAATTTGATACAGAAACAGGTGGGACAAATGGAACACAGGTTAATTTATCTATAAAAATTACAGAGAACAATGGTACTGAACATAGAGTTATAGATGGGAGTTTAGGTGCTGTAATTGGTAAAACAAATACACAATATTTTAGAGATTATATTATTAAAGGATTATCAAATCTCAGCTATCCAATAACTGCTACTGTTACTAGAGTTACGAATGATTCTACTGACACTAATTTACAGAACAAATTTAGCTGGTCATCTTTTAGTGAAATTACAGCAGAGCAAAGAGCTTATCTTGATATTGCTCATGTTGGATTACGTTTTAATGCGGAATCATTTAGATCAATTCCTACGAGAACATATTTAATAAAAGGAATAAAAGTAAAAATTCCTCATAATGCAACTGTAAGGTCTGATGGGAGTTTATCTTTTAGCGGTAGTTTTAATGGAACGTTAAAAGCTAGTAAAGAATGGACAAATGATCCAGCGTGGGTTTTATATGATGTTTTAACTAATACACGTTATGGTGCATCAATTCCAGAAGCAAATATAGATAAGTTTGCTTTTTATTCTGCTTCAGAATATAACTCAACACAGATAGATGATGGATCTGGAGCAGGTACAACTGAAGCTAGATTTAGCTGTAATGTAAATATTAATAATCAAATGGATGCTTTTACTCTTATACAGAATATTTGTTCTGTAATGCGTGTACAGGCATTTTATGAGGCAGGTAGTATAACGATTTCACAAGATAGACCATCTGATCCTGTCTACACATTTAATATTTCTAATGTAACTGAAGGTGGTTTTTCATATAGCAATCAAAGTCAAAAAGCCAAGTTTACAAAAATAAATGTAGGTTTCTTTGATATGGTAACTCAGGCTATAGATTATGAAACAGTAGATGATTTAACAGCACAGTCAAGGTATGGAATAAAAACACAAACCATAAAAGCATTTGGCACAACATCAAGAGGGCAAGCTTCTAGACATGCTAAATGGTTATTGTTTAACCAAAATAATTCATCTGAAATAGTTAATTTTAGTGTTACTGCTGAAGCAGGTGTGTTGGTACGTCCTGGACAGATAATATCCGTGGCAGATGAAGTAAAACAGGGAGTAAGAAGAGGAGGAAGAATTAAAACAGGTATCAGCACAACTCAGATAGAAGTTGATGATACAGCATCTACCGATCTTGTCACTTCCAATACAGCAAAATTATCGGTAATCTTATCGGATGGAACGCTCGAAACAAAAGATATTAGTGGTATATCAGGTGCTACTGTTACTGTTTCCTCTGCTTTTTCATCAGTACCTCAGGCAAATAGTATTTGGGTTATAGAAAATACAATACTAGAACCTACAACATGGAGAGTTGTAAACGTACAGGAACAGGAGAATCTTACATTTAGCATTACAGCAGCATCACATAACCCTGCAAAATATGATTTTGTAGAGGATGGAACTCCATTACCTAGTAAAAACTTTACTGTAATAACCCAAAGATTACCTGCACCACAAAACTTAACGGCAAGCGAAGAAATTGTTGTTATAAATAATAAAGCAGTCTCAAGATTAAATATTCAATTTGCTGCTGTCAAAGGTGCTATTGGGTACTACCTTCAACATAATTTTAATAACGGTAATTTTGTAAACCAACAAATAAAATCAACAGAATTTACTATTGATAATATTAGAAATGGAAAATTTGTTATAAGAGTTTTTTCTATAAATGTAAGAAATAAATTAAGTAATGCACCTAATGAAATTATTTTTAACGCTATTGGAAAAACAGAATTACCAGAAGATCCAAGTAATTTAACAGTCGAGCCTATTAATGACCAATTTTTACGATTGAGATATACACAAAGCACTTCTTTAGATGTTTTACATGGTGGAACAGTTGAAGTAAGACATAGTTCAGATGCTAGTCAACTTTCAACTTTTTCAAATTCAGTTCAAATAATCCCCTCACAGTCTGGTGTTTCGACTGAATGTATAGTACCCGCTTTATCAGGAAGTTACTCTATAAAATTCGTTGATGATGGAGGTAGAAGGTCTCAAAATGCAGCTAGAGTTTTTGTTACTCAACCAGACCCACAACCAAAACAAATTATTTTAACAAGAAGAGAAGATCTTGACAGTCCAAAATTTTCTGGTGAAAAAGTTAATACATTCTTTTCTGCAGCTTTTGATGGTTTAATGTTGTCAGGAACAACTTTGTTCGACTTTATACCTGATTTTGATGCTCTTAGTAGTGTTGATTTTAGTGGGCCAATCGCTTCTTCTGGTTCCTATGATTTTGAAAATAAAGTTGATTTAGGAGGAAAATTTAATCTTAATTTAAAAAGGCATTTTGTAACTTCTGGTGTATTAGTAAATGATTTATTTGATACAAGATCAGCTAATATTGATCTTTGGACTGATTTTGACGGTGCTGTTGCCGATGATGTTGGAGCTTCTTTATTAGTAGCTACAACAGATAGTGATCCAGCATCTTCATTTTCGGGTACTTATTCGCAGAGTGCTACTACTTTAACTATAACAAAATCTAGTCATGGATTATCGTTTGGAGATTTTATTGAGATAAATTTTAGTTCAGGTAACGCATCAGAAATATTAGCGACATATTCACAAACAGCACAAACTGTAACTGTAACAAAATCTAATCATGGATTTAGTTTTAACGATATTGTAAAAATCAATATAAGTTCTGGTGCTGGCATAAATGGAACTTTCACTATCACAAATGTTGGTGATTCTAATACTTTTCAGTTTTTAGTCTCAACTTTTCAATCTGCATCAGGAAATTGCACAATAAATAATATTAATGGAGAGTATGAAATTGTAAACGTACCTACAGCAAATACTTTAGTTGTAACCGTTGAAACAAGTACAACCACAAGTGGTAATTGTACTTTTGGTGCTGGTTTTACTCAATTTAACACCTTTGCCAATGGAGAATATACAGCAAGGGGATTTAAATTTAAGTCAATACTTACATCAAACGATCCAGCACAAAATATAAATGTTCAAGAACTTGGTTATGAAGCAAGTATGCCCCGAAGAATTGAAACTGTTAATACTCCTATAGCAAGTGGCACATCAGCCAAAACAGTTGTTTTTGAACATCCTTTCTTTCCTGGTACAAGTACTTTAGGTGGTTCCACTTCAGCATTTTTACCCTCAATTGGCATAACTTTAGAAGGTGCTGTTTCTGGTGATTATTTTAATATTACATCTGTAACTGGAACCCAATTTGTAATTGAGGTAAAAGGTGACAATGATGCCTTTAAAAATTTAAATTTTAAATATACCGCAATAGGTTTTGGTAAAGGTGTTTAAATGACGTTAAAGTATTAATAAATATATAAAGAAACATGGCAAGTCACGATTATGTAATAAATAACGGAACAGGAAGTGCCGTACGTCAAGATTTAAATAATGCTCTACAAGCTATAGCAACAAATAATTCTGGTTCAAGTACTCCTGGCACTACTTATGCTTCTCAATTTTATGCTAATACTTCTGGGAGTATTATGCAGCTTAGAAATACAGGTAACTCAGGTTATGTAAATTTATTTAGTTTAGCAGGCGGGCCAGCTTTTACAGCAGGTGGAACGATTGAAGGTATGAATATTGGATTAGGTACAAATTCAATTTCGGGAAACACAGCTATTGGAATTAATGCTCTAGACGCTTCAGTTTCGGGTGGAAATAATACTTGCTTGGGTCATTCAACATTAACTACCTTAACTTCAGGTTCTCAAAATGTGGCTATTGGTTCTTTTGTTCTTGATCTAACGACTACAGGTAATAATAATACTGGCTGCGGATTTAATGCTTTAACGGATTTAACAACAGGTGTAAATAATTCTTCCTTTGGTTCAGGTTCATTAACTGAAATTTCTACTGGAGATAATAATTGTTCATTTGGAGTAGCTTCTCAAGCAAATAATAATGGTGATCAAAATTGTGGTTTTGGAAATTCAACTTTAAATCAAAACACTACTGGTGATCAAAATTCTGCGTTTGGCCTTAACGCATTATTTAATAATACTACAGCAAATGCTAACTGTGCTTTTGGTGTTAATGCTTTATTTACCAATACAACAGGAGTTCAAAACTCAGCTTTTGGTGCTTTTAGTTTAGATGCCTCAAGTACAGCTAATAATTGTAGTGCTTTTGGTCATGCAAGTTTAACTTCTGTGACCACTGGAAGTTCTTGCACTGGAATAGGTGCATTTGCTTTACAAAATACAACTACTGGGCTTCAAAACACGGCTGTTGGTCATACTGCACTGGCTATAAACACTACTGGCCAAAACAATAATGCTTTTGGAATGCAAGCGTTATTTAATAACACGACAGCATTGCAAAACAACGCATTTGGAACAAACGCATTATTTACAAACAGTACTGGTCAAAACAATAATGCTTTTGGTTATCAATCATTATATAGTAACACTACAGCAAGTAATAATGTCGCGATTGGAACAAACGCATTATTTACAAACACCACCGGAAGTTCAAATACTGCCTGTGGTTTTGGAGCGTTGTTCTCTTGCACGACAGGTGCAACCAACACCGCAGTGGGTCTTAACGCTCTTAATATATTAACCACAGGGGTAAGATGCACAGCCATTGGAGAAGAGGCTGGTGATTTAAACACGACAGGCAATGACAATATTTTTCTAGGTCATAACGCTCAAGCATCTACCGCAACTGTTAATGGTGAATGTGTTTTAGGAGACAGTGGTATTGCCACATTAAGATGTAATTCACAAACTATTCTTGGTTTATCAGATAAAAGAGATAAAACAGATATAGAATCAATCCCTGTTGGTTTAAGAATTATTGATAAATTAAATCCAGTAAAGTTTAAATGGCAAACAAGAGATGGCAATAGAAAGGATGGTACA